CGCACACTTGCGTATGACTCGAATCACTTGTCAAGAACCTTGAACTCGACACGTATGCCTTTGTCTCCAGCGACCGTAACTACGAGGTCGGTGAGAGTGTCTGTAACTTTTCGTGCAGCAACATGTTTTTGACGTTGTATTGAAAGTTCAAGATCCAATTTTTCTTTCCATTTGAATCCACTTTCGATTGGTAAAAATAACGCAAAGTCCCAAGAGGGCCCCTCGGTTTTCGACTTGCCTCTTTGCAGCCATTTTTCAAACTCGCCATCATCCTCAAATTTAGCGCCGCGAGCTCGCAGCGACTTGAGAGATGATCCCAAAATTCCTATGTGAACTGTTCGCGCGATTTTTTCCGCTTTTTCTTTGATCTCTTTGTTGTCTAGTAGTCCGAACATTTTGCGGGGGTTTCCTTTGGATTTCTATTTATATTTAGTAACGACAAAAAAATCTTCTGTTTTATATCCAAATTTTTATAAAGGAGGGAATCTCTGCTGCCCGACACCCTAAACAAATTACAATCTTTGTCGTTTGATCTTGTACGGGGGGAGCCCCCCGCGACGAAAGGTTTTTTTTAGATGGTCCTAATAGAGTTAGTCGCAGCCACCGTTCTGGTTTGCAATCTCGCAAAGGTTGAATTGACATCCGACAATCGGTATTGTTTGTTTCGATGTCCGAATGGACAGACGGAGGAGGCAAACACAAAACCTCAGTTTCAGTGTCCCAAACAGCTAACAGTGACCGCGCCTCCTCCTTCAAGGAGACCAAATCGATCAACAAAACCGAGCAAGCCATATCCGCCAGGCCTACCGTCTTTCTGGTATTCTTAACTCACGAAGTAGAAAATAACAGCCGCTACAACGATCGCATTTAATATTGTTGAAATGAAGGTGTTCATTCTTTTCCTAACTCTTTTGCAATAGTGAAAGTGGTCGCACTCAGTCCAGAGGCACAAAACCCTGCAATCGACATTCCAACAACTTCAGGAATTGTGGGTGACTTGCAAAATTCAAATACAAAATGTGAAGTCAGTATCCATGAAAGCAACGTGGCCACAAATGAGAAACACAACAACAATGAGAGCATTGCATAGTTCAGTGCGCTGTCGGAGATCAAAATTTTCAATTTCCTTCTCCCAAAAACTGTCGAGTTTCTTCATTCATCATTTCAGTGTGCTGACATCCCATGCAGAGTATCCTCTCTGTATATCCAACGACAAGGCTTGGATTGTACTTCGTACCACACTTCACCATTTTTCCGAAGAGTTTGACTTGGGCATCACAGCCCACTTGTTTGAGGGCGTTCATTATGACCACCCCTCTGCTAGCATTGTTACAACAACAGGTTCTTGAATTTCTAATCCAAGAGAATCGCCAGTGTTGACGTCAAATTCTTCGACGGTGGTTTGCGACATCCAATCGCAGGCAGTACCAACTTCGGCGTTGGCCCATTCAACGATAGATGTTTTTTTCAATGTAGTCATTTTTTTGTCCTTTCAGTGACAAGTGATTCTTTCTATACTTATAAGCTATCAGGCTTTTGTGGCAGAGTCAATCGAAAATCCTTTTTTTCTTCCGATAGTGATCAGCGCAGAAAAGGAAAGTCCAATCTTTGCCAACTTTTTGAGTGCTGACTGCAACCGAATAGCGACAGTCACATGTGAAAGAACTCCAAATCCAATCTTCACAGTCCTTCTCGGGCTTCCGCAAACTCCATACCGCGACAATCCATGTTGTGCGATCTTTTCATAACTCTGAGTGGTCATGAGATTTGTGGGGTTTAATCCATCAGTTTTGAGCATGGCAAGAACCACTTCTTTTTCTTTTTCATCAAGAAATTTGTCTAAAACATTTACTAAGTTCATTTTTTGTCCTTTCAACGAACAAGTGATTCTTTCTATACTACTAAGCTATCAGGCTTTGATAGCAGAGTCAACCCTTATGCGACCCAACTGGTATTTAATTTGTTGTTGGTGTAAACCATGTCTGAAGTTAGTACTGTTACAGGCAAATCTAGAACTGTATCCCATACTACATAAACCTTTTTGGTTTTGCCACCGATCCAGACCCTATATAAAGCACAATAATCACGACCATGGCCGATAAAGCTTGCACAACCCCGCGCATCTTTGGCGATTTTCCGAGCATTCACAATCGCCAAAGCAACATCTTTTGTATATGAGACAATCCCCCACTTTGAAGAGATTACTTCAAAGTCTGTATGCGTGAACCGTTCTTCAAACCGTTTTATTATATGCTTTAGAGCATTCTTTTTGTGGTTTTCAACATCGTGTAGAGATTTTTTAGATTGCCAAAAGTTCATAATATTTTCCTTATCCTACTTGAGCGTCGATTACGTTGATTAGATCGGTTGCATATACATCCGAAACTTCTTTGTCGGTGATCAATTCCATTTTCCGTACCCGCTGGAATTTGACAACATAAGTATCCGCACCCCGATCCAACGATACTGTTACAAAACCTTTCCACTTACACATACCACTTGATTTGAATTGCAATGCATCATTAGAAGTGATTGTGAGATTTTTTGCACCCCACGCCATCAGCGCACTAGGGTCGAGAGTTTTGATTTGTGAGTGAATTGTTTTTGCGATAGACATTTTTGAGAATCCTTTCAGTGATTCGTTTTGTTTCTTTCTATATTACTAAGCTACAAGGCTTTGATAGAAATGTCAAGAAAAATCGCCACACTTAATTGGATATAATTGGATATAATTGGCGCGTCCTCAGCGCGGAACGCTTCGCGTTATGTTTCCCTATATAAATCGACATGAACAGAGGTGTGTTATGAAACATAAAAAACTATGGAAGAAGGTAAGTAAAATGGATTTAGGAAACCCCGTGATCACTGCCCTTGTAGGACTTGTGATCTTTTACATCGGATTGAAAACATTCTCCGGTGGCATGAAGGCGATGGGCAATATGGAACATATGGCATGGTTTCTGGGTAGCCCCGTCTATATGTTCTTTGGCGGAATCGTTATGACATTGCTCTGGCAGTCGTCGAGTTTATCCACAACCGCGATCATTGCATTGGTTGCGTCCGGTGCATTACCACTACCCGCAGCAGTGGCAGCAGTTCTGGGGGCCAATATCGGAACGACCGGAACTATCTGGTTGGCTGGCATATTGGTTTCTGATGGAATGCCCAAGGGGGATACTTTGCGAATTGCAATGGCACATACTGGTATGAATATTCTAATGGCCGTCATGCTGCTGCCGTTTGTCGGTCAGATTGCGAAGAGCTTGGGACGGTTCTAGAGGATACTGTGTCGGATTTCCGCATCGGCCTGTAGTGCCCAAACCACAGGGTCTATAGTGCCCAAACCACAGGGTCTATCTTCGAAATTGCCCTTGACATGACCCCTAAATATATGGTAAGCTCTTAGTATAAGAGATGCAAGATATGGTTCTGACATGATTCGATTCGAGTACATAAGACAGAAGACTATCACTGGTGGAGCAATAGTTTCACCACACAAACCTTTCACCCCAAAACCAACACAATCAGAGGAGACTAACATGTTAAATGTAGAAGGCCTGATGGCGAGCGCGTTTTCAAACGCCGTAGAAAATCCAGAGAATATCAACGAAGATGGAACCCTTAATTGGAATTTTGTCGAGGCGGATGTCTGGATGGATTTATCGGAATCTTTGGGAAAAAAAGTTTTGACTGAGGATATCTATCCAACATTCGACGATATGGCGACAGAGTATCTTCACGATACCGGCGCATATTTGAAAGAGGGGGTTTAAATTATGACAGTGAGATTGTCCACACCAGCAAGTGAAATTGTAATTAATTTGGACGGGCCTGACGGGAATGTATTTTCCCTGATGGCGCTCGCCAAAAAACTTGCACATTTTGAAGGAAATCGCGTTTCTCCAATCATTGCAGAAATGTCATCTAAAGGTTACGAACACGCAATAAAAGTTTTTGATAAACATTTCGGACATTTGGTTGTACTTGAAACAAGTGATCAATCGCTTATTGACATATTGGCTTAAATAGTATATAATGGTCCTAGTAATAAGAATCACTGGAGGAATTCGATATGATAGAAAATAAAGAAAGACACGGTGGCCCATACGATCGAGGTTCCTCAGATAGTTATTATAGACGGATATTCGATCCACATCACTGGCCACTGGGAAGTTATCATGGCGAACGTATCAACGAGGAAGATATGACATCGGAAGAGATTATGGAATATGCTGAAGGTTATGACGACAACGACGATGCAGGAAACTTTAAGGAATACTAAATGACACACAGATATATTTGTACAGTATTGGATGAAATGCGAAATTGCGTTAAGACTTCAAATTTTTCTTATTTGACGGGGTTGATTGAGGAGGCACAATCGCAGGCCAATAGAATGGAATCTCGTTTGTTTGAGATTAAAGATTTTGAACGACTACAGGAAGATGTTAGACTCTTAAAGAAGGAGAAAAAGCAGTTAGAAAAGGAGAAGAAGGATGACGTGGATTCTTGAAAGCAAAAGCAAGGACGATTGGATCACAGTCGCAAAATTTGAGGAAGAAAATAAAGCAAAGATCGCACGGTGGGAAATGGAGGACAGATTTGAAGGTTCTTCTGAACAAATTCGTGGCGAGTCGAAAATATTTAGAATTAGAATTGAGATTGGCGGCATTCCCTATCCGCGTGGAGAATTTAAAAAATGAAGGAAAATATTATGGAAGAGCAGTTAAACTTCGGGTTTGTAGATAACAACCCAAGAATCGGCGGTACAATTTCTGTTGATGAGATCGATGCGCGAGACTTGTCTGATTTTGAAAAATATCTAAAAGATAGAATGTATGATGCGGAATATAAATTGCACGTTCTCGAAGGTGTTGTGACCAAGATAGGATTGGACTATACAAAATATTGTGAGACAGGCGATAATGCATGTTTAGAAAATATTCCAAATACGATTGAGGATTATTTTAATCACTGGTCCAGAATAGGTAACTAAAAGAAAGAAAAACGAATGACAAACGAAGTAGTAATAATTTTTGGCGTGTTTTTGGTAATATCTTTGTGGTACACATGGCGTTCTTCAGAAGAGCGTGGATATCAGGAAGGAATTGAGGATACTCTGGGCGCTGTCGATGAGGCTTTGGGGTACGATGAAAAAAAGATGACGGATCTTTTAAAACTTATGGGTCAGAACGAAGAAATTAAATTGATTAAAATTGAAAAGGAAGAAGAATAAATCTTGACTCACCCACTTTTTTGTGATAGCTTATATGTGAAGGAAAAGAATCGTGCAAATTACACAATATCAAGACTTGGATGCGAATGTTTCTGACAAAATTCAGAGCATTATCAATTTTGTATCGGACAGGTATATTTCAGACTCCGACGAAATGTCTATTTCGTTGGATATTCGGGGAGATCTAGATTCTGATGGCCATGCGGTTGTCGATCCATGCGACGAAGATGACGATTATCCCCTCAACTTCGAATTAGAATTTTCGGAAAACCTTTTTCGGAGTGTCGAATTGGGTGGTGATCAGTTTTGGGTGACTCTGATACATGAAATGATACACATCAAACAGTTTGCTCTTAATGAGTTGCGGAATTTTCCAAAAAGTATCCGGTGGAACGGTAAATTTTATCGGATGCCAAACGGTGAAATCGATCTTGCAAAATATCTTGAATATCCTTGGGAAATTGAAGCGTATTCTGTAGAAAAAAAACTTTATAATGAGTGGAAAACTTTTTATATAACCCTTGACACCACCACTTAAGCCTGATAGCTTAGTAGTAGATAAATAATTAATATAGGATATAAATAAATGAATATGTGGTATGTAGAAGGTAAATTCCCTTGGGGAATTGAAAGGTATGAAATGTTGACTCTCGAGCAATCAAGAGAAATTCATAGTAAGATGTCTAATTGGCAATCAATCAGTGTTCAGTCAGGAATAATGGAATGAGTAAAATTCAAGAAAAAATAAAAGTTGATATGGATGCCTTGCAGGCCATGATGGAAAGTGACGCTCACTTGAGCGATTTAGAAAGTGTGGTAAATAAACTTGCTTCAGTGTCGTTATATAGTAAACACATGAACGACGAAGATAAAGATTATTATGATGCAGTTAATTGGTTTTTGGAAGATCGTGGGAATAGTTCATGGCAAGAGTAGTAGAAAAAGATGCTAAGATGGTAATCGGTCGATTGTTTTCGACGGGTATGGACTATGATAACGCCCAGAAAGAATTTCTGACCGGCATATCGACATCGGACATGCAGAAAACCTTCGAGGAGGTGTGGAATGATTATGAGCATATGTATTTTGCGAATTTACCTTTATTTAAAACCAACGTTTAAGTAAAAAATAAAAAGCTCTTGACACTATGCAGATATTGTGATATTATAGAAATATAAGTAAACGGTTCCTTAGCTCAGCTGGATAGAGCATGTGCCTTCTAAGCACAGGGTCATTGGTTCGAATCCAATAGGGACCACCAACAGAAAGGGAAGAAATGAATACCAAGGTAATAAAGTTCCCAGAACCTACAGAAGTTGATAAACAGTTCTTGGAATTAGAAAAACAACGCGAACTAATTCGGGAGCAGAAACGATTGTTAGACGAAAGGAAGAAATAATGGGCGCAGCAATAATCCCCGTCGGTCCACTGACCGCCGCGAAGCAACAAACTGCTCAACAAATTTACGGCCATCCTAATGTTGCCGCGAATAGTGAAAATATCCAACCGCCTATCGAAAAGGCGAGGACGCGAGTTGTCGAAGCAGCAACAAAAACTGAAGTGAGTTCGAATCTTTTCAAAACTTGGGAAGAGCGAGCTGCGCGGATCGAAGAGTATGAGCGTCATCGTCAGATGACAACGTACAATCGGGACGGTACGCGAAATTTAGAACAGATGCGCGATGCGCAGATGTTAGATATTAAGGCATAAGAATACTTTATGGTTGATCAATTAATCATAAAGTAAAAATCCAACATCTGTTATCAGTTGTGGGTCGTTATACGAAACTGTGGTTTCTGTCGTATAATGTATGTAGAACCAATCGACTTGAACGCTGGGTGTCGGCAGATAGTTTAAATTAAATCCTCTAGGGACTCCGACAGAAATGCGCGGTTGAAGGTTCCAACATGTTTAAACGTACATAAAAAGGGATAGGGCATCCCAAATTTAAGGATTATACGAATGTTAAAAGAAAAAGTTATTGAAGCACTCAGGCAAGTGTATGATCCTGAGATGCCAACAACTAGCATATACGACCTAGGTCTAATATACGAATTAGAAGTGAGTGAAGATGGAGATGTAGATATTAAACACACACTAACATCTATGTTTTGCCCATTTGCTGACGAAATATGCCAAAGTATAGAGGTCGCTGCTGGAAGTGTTGAAGGAATTAAAAAAGTAAAAAGAGAACTAGTATTTGATCCACCATTCTCTATAGAAATGGTTCCTGAAGAAACAAGAATGGTGATGGGATTTTAAATTCGCGCCTCGACGGAGGCTAGAAGGTAGTGCATGGAAATGTCCCTAGCGTATGGGGGTAACATGACTTGTAGTTGTAGTGACACTGGTAGACTTTGGAGACAAAGAGTGCTAGATTTCAGACCTAACTAGTTTGATGCGAGGTTTTCTAGGTAGTTTGCATGAGGAATGCGCCATCCTAGACTTGTGGGTAATCCTTAATCCCACCTACCAATATAATCAACGGCGTTAAGTGATACTATTGTATTACTACAATTAGATAACACGCGCCAAGTGATACTATTGTATTACTACACGACACAACGAATTGAAACAATCATAGGATGATAAATTATGGAATATGTACTATTAATGATGTTCGGACTTTTCCGCGAAGACAATGCAGAATTTTTTGATCAAAAACCAAGTACAGATCAAGAATGGGTGTATGTTGGTAAACAACCACCCATTGAGGGATATGCAAATCTTTCCACTGTAAATCCAGTGACAGGTGAAGAGTCGATCTTCTTTCAGCTAAAAGATAAATAGTATCACATGCGGAGATTAAAAACTTCAATCTCCGCATGATCCCGCCTTAGTTGCGGAGAATATAAGGAGAACAGTAATGCTAATGTGTTTAGTAATTTCAGGCTCGTTATGGATCGGTGATGAAAACATAATGTTCCCGACACAGGGTTCATTTTACTTTCACAAATTTCAACAAAATATTAGAGTGTTTGCTCAAGGTGGATCGAGACATGGTGGTTTCACTATTCCCGATAAGTTTGATGCAGAGACTATTGGTGAAGTTTTTAAAAAATGTAGTGAAGAGAAATACGGAGATTAGGAAAGTCTGGTATTCCGCTTGCTTTGGGAGCAAGAAATCGAAGGTTCGAATCCTTCATCTCCGACCAAATAAGGATTTAATAAGTTGTCTAAATTTGCACTAGAAAGAAATGGTGTGGTAATCACACACGCAGTTATGTCGGGCCCGATTGGATATAAAATATATCAATATCCAGTACAGACCGATTTGGTATTTGATACCGAAGAAAAGGCACAAGATGTAGCCACACTCATAGGGGCCAAGGTTATCGAATATTTTTATGAACGAGCGCTGGCTGCATGACAATTGAACAGAAACAAAAATTAATTTTGTTGACTGACTTTATAGAAACCAAAGTTCGTAAAGAAAAAGAATTAGAATATTATCAGAAGCAACTAGAGGATTTGAAAACTAAAATGTTCTACTTGTCGAAAGAGATAAATCTGACGAATGATATCATAGATATGGTTCAGAATGAAAGCGTTGTCGATGTGCGCGAACAATTAATGGCCCGACAACATAATTTGTTACCAACAGAAAAAACAAAAAAGTGATATTAGGCCTTGACAAATCTGTCGGGGCCTGTTAGCTTAGTAGTATAGAAAGAATCACTTGTCACTGAAAGGACAAAAAAATGAGTACATATATTGCAGACAACGGAATTGAATATGGCGACGTTTGCATCGAATGTGGTGGAGATGGTGTTGTCGCCGCAGATAGTTTTGGTTTTATGGATGAAGAAACCCTAGACGCAGTAGAATGTGATGGTTGTGCTGGTACTGGTTATGAAGGAGGAATGAACTAATGAACGAATATACTATGCCGGCAGGTACAATGACTGTAGAAGAAGTTTTGTCCGAACGTGTTGAAATGTTGGAGTTACAAAACCAAGCGATGGCCGAGCGCCTCACCGCCCTAGAATCTCTTATGGGTAGTATGCTCAAATCATCAATAGCAATGATGGATTTAATGAAAGACTACAAAGAGGAATAAAAAAGTATTTTCGCCCTTGACAATGACAATAAAGTATGTTACATTAATAGGGTAGAAAGAATCATTTGAAAGGATTTGCTAATGTCTTATGTCGCTAATGACGGAAATGTATATGGTTTAGATAGCTGTAATTGGAATGTTTGCGAAACATGTGATGGAGATGGAGTCTTAGATGTCGAATCATATGAAACTACAGGGGATGACGGAACCACACTCACATGGGGTGGATACACAGAATGTTGCCTGAGTTGCATGGGTAATGGTGTTCAAGGCGAGGGTGCGTACTAATAAAAGGACAAAAAATAAAAAAGCGAAACGCCCTTGACAATGCTAAAAAAGTATGTTAGCTTAATAGGGTAGGTAGGAAAAAAAAGAATCACGTTAGTTGCGATGGAGTTAGTGGTGGGAGTTTCTAACGTGTGTTTTTAGGAAGACTATTTTCTGGTGCGTCTGTGGGTGAGAGAAGGCCAATTGAATCCCATGTTCGTAAGGGCGTACCAGAAAATAGTTTTAAAGAGTATTTTCCAGCCGTGTGCAAAGTGTAATACATACCCGAATAAACTTGAAAGAGTCGGGTGCTATTTTGCGGTTTTGATTTGGGAGCGTCTGTGTTACGTTACCTAAACCTAACGTTAAAAAATGTGTTCCGATAATAGGACATAACGCGGCCGGTAAATACTTTTAATGTTAGAGGAATATGTTATGAAAATTCGGGGACTCCGTAAAGGTGGAAAATGGAAGCGTCAAAGCGGATCTTTACCGGATTATCGCGATCCTAATAGTCATCTGATGATTGCACTTCGGAAAAGTGGTGCGGCCGGTGTGCACCAGTGTAAAATACGCCGTGATGCTTCTGTCCGTAAAATGAAACATAAAGTTGGATTTGATTTACATGAAGCGTAAACGTAGAACTAAGGCAGAAATGGAAGCGGCCCGTGCGACACTTGCGGCCGCGGGTGTTGGATTCAGAGACATATTCGATGTTTTGGAAGAAGCACCAAAACCTAAAAATCGCACTGCGCCAAAACCTAAAAAGCGCACTCGCAAATCGAAGGTAAAAATTGTAGAAGAAAAATACGACATACCAAAAAACAATACTGTCTATCTCGACAGGCCTGCAAAAACTGGCGAGAAAGTTATTTGCAAATATCCTACCCCAAAACCTATGCCCAAATTTGATGGTGAAATTTATGATACGATTGAATTTTCTGCCGGCTCGATTTATGCAAAGGCTAGGGGCGCATCAAAAAATGCAGGATTTCACATAATGTGTTGGAATAGTATTGACAAAGATTGGAAAATGTTGTATAATGGTATATATCAGAAACCAGAAGATCAAAATAGGCATTGGGCAAGTTTTGAACGTATGCACGATGAGTTAAAGAAAGATAAACCCAAAAATGATAAAGGTATGGGATCAAATGACACCAGAAGAAAAAAAACTAACGGCCGAAAACGTGGCGCTCAATGAGATTGGACGAGATCATCTAAGGTCGGTGCTGACTGAGGAATCTATAGTGGTTACTTTTGAAAAGGCGGATGGTACATCTAGAATTATGAAATGTACCACAAATCCTACTGTAGTTCCATGGCCGGATAATCCAGTAGAAGATGTGAGTGTGACAAAGATTGAAAAAGTTAAAGACGAAAATCATTTTGTCGTCTGGGATTTGGAAAAAGAAGGATGGCGCTCTTTTAAATGGGAACGTGTAACAGGTTGGGACAAGGAAACTTGGGTCGAACCAACATCTAATGCAGTGGGAGAAAATGCAAATGGTTAATATAACTGACAAGATCGAAAATATGTCTGCCGGACAATTAGCGTATGAAACGCGCCGAGCAGAATGTAAAGGTTATTCAAGTCTGGATTCGTGGCTTGTAGAAAAACTGATCACTATTCCAGATGCCGAGCGTGAGAAGATTGCGGGACTACAACGTCCAGTGAATACACGCCGCAGCCCGAGACGCAAGTTTAAAGTTTTTGGAATTCGTGATCATAGTGGAGCATCGAACAATGGGTAAAAAATCAAGAGAAAAGTATACGTCAAAGGGCGAACGTAGAAATGTTGCAAAGTCGGGGTGTACTCCGATGTCAAAGAATACATTGGACCGTGCAATTCGTCAACGCCGCGCATGGTCGCAGGGTCGAAATGTTGTTCTGACTATGGAAAATCCAAATAAGACAGAAACAAATAAAAAGTTTATTAAGATGAACGCCCGCGAGATTTGGGGTGACCCTCGTAAACAAAAAAGTTATAGTATGAAGGACGCATAATTATGAAAATCGAAGAGACCGAGGGCGAGTATCGTCAAGTTTACAAGATGAGTTGTACTGAGTATGACGGCGACCGTGAAATGGTTAAACTTACGCAGAAATTCGATGGTACTGATTTTAACTTACAGGAGGTTCTAGGCGTTGTCGAGGATTTCCTTATCAACTCAGGTTACGATTGGTTGGAGCCAGGAAGTCTAACCTACAAATCTTCCACTCCAAATCTTGAAGAATACGGGTTGTTTAATAACAAAGACGAAAAGTCGGAAGACGTGGATGTAAAAAGAGACGAGAATATTAAAGCGTTCGAACGCATGAGCGGAATCGACAGGACTGCGAAAGTTGTTCATATCGGCGATCATAAAAAACCGGAAGCCGTACCAAGTCCAGTGTCATTGGAGTTTACCGAGCTAGATCAAGAAACAATGGATTGGTTAGATAAAATTGGACGTGCGGAAACTGGCCGCGAACCCTTCGAACATTTACTTGTCGATGACAGTAACCGATTGACTATAGACGAACCCAGCGATAGTAATTTCGAGGTCGTTTTTTCTAGTGATCCGGATCATCCGGGCAGCGTCGAATATCCACATGATCAGGCCACCAATTATAATTACTCATTTAAAGATTTTAATGTAGATTTTGGCAAACATGAATATAATGTTGATGCCGATGATAATATTATAGAAGATAACAAACCCTAGAGGAGGAAAAAATGAAATTTAATTTTACGAAAGACCATGTTTCTGCTATCTTGCATCGCGATGATGCAGGGGAGTGGCATGACGCAATGATGGAGATGTTCCCGAAATACGATATCACAACCCCAAATCGCGTTGCGGGATTCATCGCACAGACAGCACATGAAAGTGCAAACTACAAAGTCTTGTCAGAAAATCTTAACTATTCTGCCAAGGCACTAGATGCAATCTTCGGAAAGTATTTTAAACGAGCCGGTCGAGACGCTGAGCAGTGGCACAGACAGCCAGAGAAGATCGCGAACACAATCTATGCGGGACGCATGGATAACGGCGATACAGCCTCCGGTGATGGATGGCGATATAGGGGCGGTGGTATATTACAACTCACTGGTAAATATAACTATACTGCATTTGGTAAGAGTGTTGGTATGTCATCTGAGGAAGCTACCGACTACGTTCGAACTAAAGAGGGTGCAATCGAAAGTGCGTGTTGGTTCTGGAAAGAAAACAATATTAACAAGTATTGTGACAATGACGATATTGTGAGAATGACAAAACGCATCAACGGCGGCACTATTGGTCTTGCAGATCGTAAGAAGCATTATGCTCTTGCTCTTGAAGTGCTGGGTGGCTATATATGGTTTGCCGATGACGAGGATGATGAAAAGTATTCTCTGGTTCGCAAAGGTTCTAAGGGCGACACAGTAAAGCGCCTACAAGAGGCTCTAGGTATTACCGCAGACGGCGATTTTGGTGCTGGTACTGAGGCATGTCTAAAGGCATGGCAGCGCGAAAACAATTGCACCGCAGACGGTATCGCGGGCCCGAAGACATTGGCCAAATTATTTTAGAGATGTTAGCGTAAACATATCTAAAACATATCATTTCGGGGGTCTTTAAACTCTATATAGAAGTGTAAATATTTTTGTATACGAGGTTATCTGTCATGACCCCCGAATTTCGAAAAGAAGCATATAGAAGATTCTGGATGATCAAAGGTCATTTGGGGTGCGATAGTTGGTCAGACTCAGACATTATAAAGATGTCTGATAGTTATCTAACTCGTCTTTGGTATAACTACGATGTTGCCGACCGTGTAGAGGGTTTTGAAGAATCATGGGAGAAACTGTCAAATGACAAGTAATCAGATATCGTCGCTAAGTAATGAAGATTTGGACTTAATGAAACAACTCGCTTTAAAGGAGTTGATATATCAACAGGATAGTTTTAAAACTTGGGGTAAAGCTCCAAATACTATATCGGTAAAAACTGAAAAGTGTAGAAGAATTATATCTGCCTGTCAAAATCAACAAAATCTAAATAGAACACTCTCAGACAAATGGTGATCTATGAATGCGTTTTTAGGACTCTTTACCGTCATTGGTGATATCATCAAAAGTCGACCGGCAGATGTTGCAACTGCCGTTATAATCGCTATCGTCTTTTTCATTATGAAAAATGATGGATCTATAGATGCAATGTGGTAGACTGTTTGTAGAAAAGGTTATGATTGAATGGCAGAATTAGTACATAAACATATTATTCTCAGAATAGAAGCCAAAAAACCACCAATCGAGTCTGCGTTGCGCGATTGGATGGTAGATTTAGTTGATGTGATAGGTATGAAATTACTTGCTGGTCCAATTAGTGCGGATATCACAACTATTGAAGGTAATAAAGGACCAACTTGTGTTTGTGTTATAGAAACTTCTCATATGGCATGTCATGTCTGGAATGAAACTGATCCTGCACTTATTCAATTAGATGTTTATACTTGCGGTCCATTTGATCCACAATTGGTATTGGATCATATCAAGGTTTGGGAACCAGTTAAAGTAGAATGGAAATACCTTGATAGAGAATTTGGCTTGAAAACCATAAAAAACTCTTGACACTACTCTAAAAATATGTTATACATAGAATGTAGACTGTTGTAAGATTGTCACTACAAAAAAATTTCACAAAACATATTGACAGAATCGACCTAATATGGTATAAGTATACCTGTAGACGTTGAAAAGAATTGGACATTCACTGGACTTGGGGGCAGTACCCAACGACTCCACCATAGATACACTATTAACAAAACAACCGTGGCTGGTTCGCTAGACTATCCTAGGCTCTTAGTTCGTTAGGGGAAAAAGCTATAGTGTATCTTTGATGGGGTCGAAATAGGATCGACAGGTATGGAAATGAATTGGAGTCGCCCCGATCTAAGCTGGGTTAACGCGAAGAAAACTACTAAATGCAAACAATAATTTTGCACCTACTGGTTACGCTCTAGCAGCATAATGCAGGGGGGTTGGTGACTTACCTAGCAACAGAAAAGTCACACTTAACATAACTTAATGTTCTAAAGGAACTCAATAAAATGAAAACTCTTATCACAGCGAGCGTCATTGCGCTCGGCATGACAACTACGGCCCAGGCTTTTGATCTTGCAACCGGACTATCGTTCGACTCAGAAGTAAAAGTAGAACGCAATATGACACAAGAAACTACCGCATTTACCACTGAGCATGACCTGCTGTGGAATTTCGGCAAAGGTGAAATTTTGGTTGAAACCAAATTTGATCTCGAAGATCCAAAATTTACGGGTTTAGATTATGAACTGTCTGCACCAGTACCAAGCATAGATGGCCTGAAGGCCTATGTCGGCACAAAAACTGACAAAAACTGGGACCGTGGTGATATCAAAATCGGAGTTGTTTTCAGCTTCTAAATAGTCATAGGGTTGTCGCTTAATAGACACGTCTCCCCCACAGTCAGGGGGAGCACACACACAAACACACAGGAGAAATAAAATGTCTAGTAATAAAAATCCCTTTGAGATAAGAGCAGATATGCTTGGCCTAGCAAAAGACTATATGGACCAACAACATCAGATGAATATTCAGTTAATGAACGACCTTTATGAACAAGGTAAAAAAAGTGTAGACGATGTTGAAAAGGCATATGAAATGTATAGTATTTCAGACTTGATGGAAAAGGCAAAAGAAATGTATTCTTTTGTTTCTAAAAAAGACTAACTAACACCAAACGGGGATGTTGGGACTCCCATAAAAATATATATTAGTATGGTTATGAAGTTTGAGAGTGAAAAATCACAAACGGAAAAGTATAATTTGATAAGTATTTTTATGCCCAACATCTTTATAAAAACTTGAGGTAATAATGCCACTATATTCATTTAGATGTACAGAATGCAGCCATGAATTTGAACATTCGTGCAAAATCGCAGAAAAAGACAAATTCCTACACGGTTCTTGTCCACAATGCTCTCACCCCGAAATCAAACAATTACTAACCAAGTTAAATCTTGGCGACTCTGTTCGTATGGGTGTCACAAAGGTTCCGTTGGAATTTAAAGAAAGAGTGTTAGATAAAATTGACCATGCACATCCTAACGCCGGTGGCGATAGAAAATTGACAACAGAGATTGGCTCACATTAAGGCATAAGACTTCAACGCTTTTCCCCTAACAACTAAGGAGTTACTGGTGAGTAGAAAGTCTAAAAGATTAAAGAGAAGTAATACAAGATTTATCGGTATTGATAATAGGAGCACAGATCTAAAAGAAGTATCGCCTATAACTGCAGCGCAGCAAGAAGTTTTCGATTCGTTTTATGACGGAAACCATGTATTCTTACATGGCGTTGCGGGCACAGGCAAAACTTTCATATCTTTGTATTTGGCGCTCAGAGAATTGACAATGCCAAAATCTATGTACAGAGAAATCCAGATAATAAGAAGCGTAGTCCCTACGAGGGATATGGGGTTTCTTCCGGGCTCTGAAAAACAAAAAATAGAGGCGTATGAAGTACCATACAAATCTATCACAAACGAATTGATGGAATGTGGAACCGCATACGACAATTTGAGAAAAAATAATCTTATAAATTTTAGCTCGACATCATTCATCAGGGGTAGAACCTTTTATGACAGTATATTGATTGTTGACGAATGTCAGAACATGAATTTTCACGAACTAGATTCTGTCATAACTCGATGTGGCGATAATTGCCTTCTCATGTTTTGTGGTGATTTTAGACAGTCGGATTTTAAGTGGAAAGATGAGAGGGATGGCATTTTAGAATTTATGAAAATTATCAAGAAAATGCGGGACTTCTCTTTTATCGAATTTGGCACAGAAGATATTGTCAGAAGCGGATTAGTCAAAGATTACATTATCAATAAATTGGAATTGGGTTTTGCATAAATAACAAGTAATTTCACACTAACCAGAAAAGGAGACAATATATGTACCACTCAGAAACGATGATTTGCATGATGGAAGATATGCAGCGTCAAGCCGCAGAAATGGAAAGAAACGTCAAAGACATGATGGAGATGGAAGGCCGCGCATTTGGTATCGAACTCGACAAGAGAAAGAACGCCAGAGATCTTATGCATCAATTAGTTGAGCATATGAACAGTGCCGCTGACTGTCCACCGATGACTTGGGCATACGTTCCACACGATGCAGCAATGTATGACACTGAAACGCCTCCAGCTGGCGATTGGCAACATCTTGCAGAAGCGGGAATGACTGGCAACAATCATTCATAAAGCTTATTGACAACCTAACTCATGTGTGTTATACTAATTCAAACAGAAGGTATAACACACATGATCAATCCGTATGACGATAAAGATTATTCGGCACTTTATGAAAATAGATATAATGAGTCATTATGGTTGGGTGATACTATTTTCGAATTAAGAACCATAGAAAAAAATAACGGAAAGCTTTGGTGCGATGTTGCATGTGGAACTGGTTATCATCTTTCCCATGCCAGTGGGAATTTTGAACGTACTGGTATTGATTTGTCTGAAACAATGACTTCTTACTGCAAAGATAACAGAGTGTCTATGATAAATGGGAATGTACTTACTTGGGATACTACTGATAGATTTGATTTGGTTACAAATTTCTGGCTAGGATATTCGCATCAAAAATCATTACATAAAGTTTTGAAGTTTTTTGACAAAATGATAGATATCACTAAAACCGGCGGTAATATAATTATGGCCATATTTAATGGCGATGGAAAGTTTTTCAATTTACCATATCGACATACGGCCGCTGCTGGTGGAGATTTTAAATTTGAATCTGTACAATGGTCATATACAGAACATGATCGTCCAGAACTTAGTTATACTTGTATCTGTCCACATCCAGAATTGATACTGGAAAAATTTATTCCCCATTTTGAAAACTATAAAATATTTAATAGAACAAATTCAGAATATGGAGTTAAATCTGATGGAACTGGGTCTGGCAAAGAATTAATGATTTTTGAAAACAAAATAGGATAAATAATGTTTAATCATATGGGTGTCGACCTACCGACACATTCACTTAGTAGAATACAAGAAAACGGCAAACGATTTTATCTTACACCGGATGGTGGTAAGTATCCCTCTATCACGACTGTATTAGGTTGGTTTTCTCGCAAAGGAATTATGGAATGGAGAAAACGTGTTGGAGAAGCGGAAGCAAATAAAATTTCGACACAGGCATCGCGCAGTGGAACCAATGTCCATCAAATGGCTGAAGATCATTTAAACAATATTGAATGGAAAAACGAAAAGACGATGCCATATGATATGGAAACTTTTCTAAAGATAAAACCAACTCTTGATGAGAGAGTCAACAATATATACGCCCAAGAAAAACCACTGTATTCAGATCACTTGGGACTCGCCGGCACGGTTGATGTCGTGGGAGAATTTGATGGTAAACTTTCTATTATCGACTTTAAGACTTCACGACAGAGTATGATAGGTGATAAATATGGAAAATTGGAAAAATATTTTAGACAAGCGGCAGGATATGCGGTTATGTTTGAGGAGCGTTATCAAATGCCTATAAATAGTCTAGTGATTATCGCTGCGATAAAAGATAAAGATGAACCCGAAGTGTTCACATCGAAACGCGACAGCCACATTGTTGAATTGATCGGTATGGTAGAAGAATATAAAAATCAGTTTTAGGAAATGATATGAAAGTCAGAAAATTTACGACCCCAAGACTACCTATGTTGGTTGAATCGAAAATGGCCATGTGGTGGCATCCAATGCCTCAAGACCCACCAGAAGGACGAGCTCGTATGGGTTCGTTATTTATAGGTGGATATAAATATGAAGGTAATAACTGGTTGGACGATACTTTCTATGAAGAATTAGGTATGTCTCTAACTGGTACAACAACCCAATCAAAATTTTACGCAATACGCGAGGTAAACATTGGTGTGTCGGGGGGTCAAAACTATGCACCTATGGGTGTGTATCCTGGCCAATCGCTCACGGTCGAACTTAAAGTTATTGCTACTGGGGGCGACAATGTTGTAGGGGTTATAGAGTTTAGTGACGATTCAGAACCCGACTACGTTGCAGAAAATATGAACGAAACAGTGACCTACACCAATCAAACAGCAGAAACGCAATTTGTACAGGTGTTTTTCCATCCGATAATTGCAGAAAACGCTCCACTCGCTAACCTTTCTGTGTATTATAATTTATTGGATTTCATGCCTTTTGAAAGTCATAACAGATCTGATGAAACTATTAAAGAGGGTTGTGTAACGAGAAAAACCAAAATTGGAGAATGGGCCATAGAAGAATTTGAACATGTAACCTTGCGTTTTGTCTGTGGTCATTATACAGGTGATAAGGCATTTGAACACAAAGTTCATATCACCTCCGATCAATCAAAACATATTGTCTTTCCAGAAGATTTTTCGAATGACGAGCTCGACGT